ATTACAACCGCCACCGCTATTATGACCCGCTGCAGGGGCGATATATCACTCAGGATCCGATTGGACTGAAGGGGGGATGGAACCTGTATGGATATCAATTGAATCCGATATCAGACATCGACCCCCTGGGTTTATCTATGTGGGAGGATGCAAAATCGGGGGCATGTACTAATGGTCTTTGCGGCACACTATCCGCTATGATAGGTCCAGATAAATTTGATTCTATAGATAGCACCGCATATGACGCCTTAAATAAAATAAATAGCCAATCTATTTGCGAAGATAAAGAGTTCGCTGGTTTAATATGTAAGGATAATAGTGGCAGATATTTCTCAACAGCACCTAACCGAGGAGAAAGAAAAGGATCATATCCATTCAATAGCCCTTGCCCTAATGGTACTGAGAAAGTATCAGCTTATCATACTCATGGTGCAGATAGTCATGGAGAATATTGGGACGAAATATTTTCAGGTAAAGATGAGAAAATAGTTAAAAGTAAAGATAACAATATCAAGTCATTTTATTTAGGTACGCCCAGTGGTAATTTTAAAGCAATAGATAACCACGGGAAGGAAATAACAAACAGAAAAGGATTACCTAATGTCTGCAGAGTTCATGGTAATATGTAAAAAAATATTGTTTAGGAACTGTGTCATTGTATCTTTGTTTGTTTTTACATACAACACATGGGCGCAGTGTAATAATAATATTAAAATAATGCGCAAGTATGAAAGTGAAGGTAAATATACCGTTAGAAATTTGGTTAAAAATAAAGCTATAGCATTGGAATTAGCTGAGATATATGTTAAGAATCGTTATGGACAGGATGCCGCAGAAGAAGAAAAACCATACGAAATCACTGAGTTAACAACAAGTTGGGTTGTTGAAGGTACCATTCACTCAGACCAAATTGCTGGTGGGGTTTTTATTATAGAAATAGGCAAAAATGATGGGAGAATTCTGAATTTTGGCCACGGAAAATAAGTATGTAAGGATAATCAAACATCGTGTGCGCTGATGGCAGAGTAGGTGGAGGACTCCAGACAGTCAAACGATAGAAAAAGATAGCCTTTA